TCAACTGTGCGAAGAATCCTAGGCGATGCTCTTCAGCAAATCAAGTTGCTTCTGCAACACACCGATTCGAGATGGTGCAGCTTCGGGTTGTTTGCGCAACTTGGCAACAACATCACTCAACAAACCAGCCTGATCGTCATCCAACTCCGAACCAGATTCCAGCATCGTGATTGCAACAGCCAGTTTGTCTGCGTCAACTTGTGCACGCTGAGCCAACGTGTCAACGCTGCGCACACTGGCAGAGGTGGCTGCGTATGCCGGGAAACCAGTCACCACAGAAACCTCATACAGTTTCACTTCCTTCAGTTCACGCACATTGCCATCATCAGACCATTGGTCGCCACGAGCAGGAACAGAGAAACCGAACGACATTGAGTCCACATCGCCACGCTTGATGAGCGTTGACAAGTCACGCCCAACTGTGGTGTCTGGCAAATCGGCATCAACTTTCAGACCACGCTCATCTTCTTCAAGACGCAACGTCTTGGCACGAGTTGTTGCCAACAGCATTGACGAGTCGTGGTTGAGGTACATGCGCACATTGTTTCGTGAACGCAACGACTTCCTGAATGCACCAGGCAAAATGCGTTCCGTGAACGGCAACGGTTCTGAGTCAGAGTTGAAGACTGCGGCATATCCGCTGAATGCCATGCCGTCACCGGCTGGACCTTCACGCAACTCAAACTGGTTGACAGTAAGGCGGCGGGTCTCAATCTTCTCAGTCATGGCAACCAATGCTAGTAGGGGACTGATGCTACTTGTCCAAGAGTAGGCGAGACAAACGAGTCAAGGTCTTGAAGTAGCCGAGGCGGCCTTCTTCTTCTCGGACACGTTCTGCTTGACGCTCAAACCATTGCATCGCAGGACTCGGATCTAGCGGGTTGATTCCCCACAGGTAGAACGCCACCGCACCAGCACCGGGGAACATGTCGTTGTTGGCATCAGAGTTTTGTGGGGCTTCCAAGTCGACGAGATGTCGAGCACCCCAGGCGTTTGCCCTGATGACTTTGTCTTCGGTGATTCTGCCTGCGGCCATGTCACGAGCTTCACGGATGGTGCGAGCCACAAGCCCGTCACCGCCGAGGCCTTGACCGTAGTAGTCCAAACCTTTTCTGGCTGCCGCCCGCACATACTCGGGGACATCAAAGGAGAGTTGGCGGTAGATGTTGATGCCTGGGTCGTAGTAGTAGGGGTTTTCTGAACTGACGTTGCCGGTCTGAACGGTTTGTCCAGGGTTCTCATTTGGCAGTCCGGTGACGGATTCCCATGCGTTGCAGTAGTACGACGGTGCCACCAACGCTTCCCACCGGAGGCAATAGAAATCTTTGTAGTAGCCGCAGTTGCCGCAATTGTGGTTGGCTGGCACGTCGGCTGTGACGGCAGGACGATAGTTGTCGGGTAGTTCCCGATCCTCCATGTTGTCCTCATCTTCGTCCTCTGGCTCATCCTCTGGTTCTTCCAATTCCCCGATTCGAGTGAGGGTAGAGAACTTGTGGCCGACGATGACATCGGTGTCTTCCCAGCCACCTTCAACTTGTTGATATATCTGAATTAGGGCCACCGGGTCATCTTCTGAGGCTTCCAACTCGAAGTCGGTACCTGGCACCCGCACCGTACCCGAACGGAAGATTTCTTGAATCTCGCCACGAGCACGACCACCCGAACTATTCCACGAAACATAGTCACCAACCTGCAACTCATCAGGACGAGCACGCTCGCCACCCGGCTCCATCTCCTCAGCAATAGACACCGCAACCATCTGGTCAATGGCCGCCTGTTTGCTGGTATGACAGCCGATGACTTCACCGTCATCTTTCTCAACTGCCCAACCTGAACAGTTGGCATTGGAATCAGAAATGAAGTACGGCATTACGGCGTGATATGCAACCAAGTGACAGTATGACCAGATTTTGTTGAGATTGCGTAGATGACGGTGTCAGCATAAATCGTCAACTCCACATCACCACTCTTAGGAATGCCATGACCATTTGACGTCGTAACAGCAGAACCGCCGACATACACCGTGTCCGTGTTGTCTTGATTCACCACGTGAATCACACCAGGCTGCGCCCGTGACGGATTGAGAACAGTCGCCACAGTTCCAACAGCTACTTGACCTTGATACACAGCCATGATTTACCTCAGCCATCAACACTAGCCGTGTGCGAACAGCCGTTCATCATATTCTACTGAAAGTCGAGCAACTTCAACTTGAATAAGTGCGTTGCGTTGACGCTGTGCAGTATGGGCTCCAATGTGCTGTCTGTAAAGCAGTTTTGGAATGTGATGACATTTCGTGTGCAGATAGGTGCGCAGGAACAGTTCGTAGTCGTCTGCAACACTCATCGCAGGGTTGTGTCCGCCGATTTGCCGGTACACGTCTGCACGCCAGGCACGAACATGATTTGGGGCCGAGACGATGTGGCGGACGGTGGTGGCGTTGAGTTCAGGGGCACGCATCACCCACACGCCATGCTCATCGTTCCAGTAGTGCGAGCCGTAGCCAAACGCCCATCCTTCGGGATAGCGGCCTGATTCACCTGACGGCAATATCTCGCACCAATCCGAATACACGAACCCGACGCTTGGGTCTCGGAACGCTGCCTCAATCTCGCTCAATGCGTCCGGTGTCAACTCATCGTCGTGATCCAGCTCGACCAAGATGTCGCCTTCTGCGACCATGAACCCGCGTCGCTTGACTTGACCAATCAACCCCGATGGCACATGACTATGGTGGGCGACGATCCGATACCGCTCATCGGAACAGAACCCGTACACCTGCCGCCACGTTTCATCGTTCGTCGAGTCATCCCAGACAACCCACTCCCAATCTTTATGCGATTGAGCCTTGAGACTTGCCCAGGTGCGAGCCAACACAACTGGTGGCGTGTTGTATGTCGGTGTGATGACTGAGATCAACCGAGAACGCATACTGGCGCAGCCCACTTCAACCCGGTCGCAGTAGATGAGTCAACAGTGAGAACATGATTGTTCGTGCCACCAACTGCCAGTCGAACGTTGGTTGTGCTGAACGTCAACAAGTCACCTTTGCTTGTCAACAGCGTGGAGCCTTGTGGACCTTGTGGGCCTTGAGCACCCGTCGCTCCCGTTGCGCCAGTTGCGCCTTGCGGACCGACAGCACCCTGCGGACCTTGCGCACCTGTTGCGCCTTGTGCGCCTTGTGCCCCGACATCTCCAGCACGAGAAAAATCAATGACACAGCCGTTGTTATTTGCTGGAGCAGTTCCAGAAATGTACGTCACTGAAATCTTGCGGTAGCCGGTTGCTGAGGTAACACCAGTGACATTGAACGTCGCAACAGATGTTCCTGTCGTGCGACCTTGAATAACCAATGTTCCTTCAACAGTGTTTGTCGAATCATCCCAAGAATCAATAAATGCAGTTTGTGTAACACCATCACCATCAACCAGATCGATGAAGATTTGTGTTACTGAACCGATGGTCGCATTGTTGAATCGGAAATTTCCACTGCCTGGATCAGAATCAGTTGTCGTCGTGCTGAAGGTGTAGAACAATCCGCCTTTGGCACCTGTTGCACCAGTAGCGCCTTGTGCACCCTGTGCACCTTGAGCACCCGTTGCCCCAGTTGCACCCTGAGCACCGACAGCGCCTTGCGGGCCGACTGCGCCTTGTACACCTTGAGCACCAGTCGCTCCGGTTGCACCCTGAACACCAGTCGCCCCGGTTGCGCCTTGAGCACCGACAGCACCCTGCGAACCAACTGCACCTTGTGGACCGACAGCACCTTGAGCACCCGTGGCACCAGTAGCACCTTGCGCACCAGTAGAGCCCTGCACACCTTGCGAACCGGTATCACCCTGCGGACCTTGAGCTCCCTGCGCTCCAGCAGCTCCCTGAGCGCCTTGAGGGCCTGTATCGCCCTGTGGTCCTACGGCACCCTGCGGACCAGCATCACCTTGCGGACCTTGCGCACCGACAGCGCCCTGAGCGCCCTGAGCACCCTGCGGTCCCGTATCGCCCTGCGGTCCAACATCACCTTGTGGACCTTGCGCACCGACAGCACCTTGAGTACCCTGCGGTCCCGTGTCGCCCTGCGGACCGACAGCGCCCTGCGCTCCCTGCGGACCAGCATCACCCTGCGCACCCTGCGGTCCGCTCGAACCTACGGCACCCTGCGAACCCTGAGCGCCCTGCGGTCCCACATCACCCTGTGGCCCCACATCACCTTGAGGTCCCTGTGATCCTTGCGATCCAGTAGCACCCTGAGCGCCCTGCGCACCTGCACCACCTTGCGGACCAACGTCACCCTGCGCACCTTGTGGTCCTTGTGATCCAGTCGCACCCTGAGCGCCCTGAGCGCCTGTTGCACCTTGAGCGCCTTGAGGACCAATCGCACCCTGTGGACCAGGAACCGTACTGTCAGCACCTTGAGGACCTTGCGCACCTTGAGAACCGGTTGCACCAACAGCACCCTGAACACCAATCGGACCCTGCGAACCCTGCGCACCTTGAGAACCAGTTGCACCAACAGCGCCCTGCGCCCCAACATCACCCTGAGCACCTTGAGGACCCTGAGCACCTTGAACACCAGTTGCACCAACAGCACCCTGCGCACCATGCGCACCTTGAGCACCTTGTGGTCCCTGCGAACCTTGAACACCAGTCGGACCTTGAGCACCTTGTGGCCCAATAGAACCAACAGAACCAACAACCGTCACCGACTGCGCCTGCTCCTGAACCGTCACATTGACATCATCCTCAGCAACAACAACCGTGTTGTTTGATTCGACCACCGTAACGGCTGTCGTGGTGTCCTGCGCCATCAGCGAGTCACCTCACCTCGCAACTCGAACGTGCCTTGCACGAGGCGAGTCACGACCGAACCAGAAACCAATTCCAAATCATAAACATACGTTTTGGCGTCAATCGCAGCCATAGCCGTAGCAGCAACACTCAAGTCAATCGTTCCAGCAGTACCCCCCAGAACAATCCGATTGTTTTCTGTTGTCAACTCCAACACCGCAGCGCCAGACGCATCAACAGACTGACGCAACTGCATACGAGCCGTATAACCCGTCAAATTCACTACAGACCCAGCAGAATCTTTCCACGTCAACTGACGAGTGAACGTCGCCCCCTGATCGGCGGTGATGTTGTAGATACCGGCAGGTGCAGACATCACTCAACCTCATAGACGCTAGAAGGGGCAATCGGGTTGATAGCGGCCACCGGCTGCAATGCAGCAGTCGGAACACCCGTGTGTTCAATGTCTGGCATGTCAAGAGCTTTCAACACGGCAGCAGGTTGGAAACCTGATGCGATGAGACGTTGTGCGATAGCCGATTTGCGATCCAAGTCAGCAAGGTTCGCAGCCGTGATGTCAATGTTCGTCAACGGGACTCGATACACATCGCCACCCTCAATCGGGGTCATGTCCTCAAATCGGCGCACATCATTCACCGACATATAGCCGTTATTCAAGCCCGACTGGTAGGAGGCGTTGCGTGCTGCGATATCACCACGCAGAAGACCTGCGGTGGAGAATCGGATGAACGCACGACCAGCCAACAACACGCTGTATTCGGATTCAACCTTCGCCAAAATTGGGGTCAACGAATGAACCAAGAACGACAAGTTGTTCGCCTCAACCGACGCATACGACATCGCACCTGGTGTCGTGACACCAATCATCGACGGTGGGACACGGAAGATTCTGGCAATCTCCTCAACAGCGAACTGTCGAGACTCAATGAACTGCGACTCGTTCGGTGGCACACCAGTCTTCTCAAACGTGGCACCACCAAACAAGATGCCGGGACGATGCGCA